ATTTTCAATCTGTTCCCTTCTTGATTTACCACTACCCTTTGGGGTAGCAGAAAGCCAAGCAAGTTGCTTTACATAAATCTCAGCAACTTGTATTACATCGTAAAAAAATTGGCGCGGTCACCAATGAAAGCATCAACCTGCTCACGTATCCACGGACGCTCCATATACAGGGTATAAGCAGCTTTCACAGAGAATTTAACAACCTCTCCATCAACTACAATTCCATCCCAGCCCATGGTACAAGCAGCAAGAAGCTCACAGGAATCTTCATCAGAAACACTGAAGTCACCTTTCCGTGAACGAGAGCGGGCTGCTTTAGCAATGCGCTTGGATTGCAATTCCCTTTGTTTATTGCGATAAGCAACAGAGTCAATGCCAGCAAGATTGATGACAATTGATTTTTCATCATCGCCTTCTTGCATCAACACATCACCAGTTACTGGATGCTCAAGCTCAAGCTCTGCTCCAGCATCTGAACGCTTTTCCAAATCAATTGTTCCTAAATCCATGCTACAAACTCCTATTTAATCTTGAATTAAGCTTCCACGAGTGATTCAGCATCAACCGCAATCTCAATCACAGTAGTCTCAACAGCACCAGAAGCAACACCACCAATCCCAGCTTTAACAACCTTGCCAGTGAAGTAACCAATGTCGCCAGATGCAAGCGCCAACTCAAATGAGTAACTTGCGGTAGCAGCGAGAGCAGCCTGCAAAGCAACTTGACCGGTGTCAGAAGTAACACGACCAACAGTCAGAGTAATATTGGCAATGTCATATGTGTCCTTCAATTTCTGAGGATATGCACGACCAACAGATTGATGAGACACAATGTTAAATGCCTTGGCTAGTTCACCAACATCAATAACCTCACCAATGTCATCAAAAGACAGCGCGACATAGCCACCGGCATCAATAGTGGCAGGCGCGGCAGAATCCAAGCCCAGTGTAGTTCCAGTTGTTACGCTTACATCAGTCATTTTTAAACCCTCCAGGGATTAACGTGCTACAAAAGCTCGGTAATTTGACCGAGTTACTATTTGATAAAAACCACCATCAGATATTCCAGCACCTCTTGAATTCGATACGATTGAAACAGTTTGAAAGGCATAGGTCATTTTTCTACCTATTTTGAATGCCTCTAATATCTGCTCTGCTTTCGATTTCGCAGTAAACGCTGCTTTGTCTGATGGATACCTTACAATCACTTGGAATAAGCCAGTGTGCTCATCCGAGTGGGCCAGGGAAAACTGTGTTCTGCCTGCTGGAAAATTCTTACATTCCAAGTAGGCATTTTGTGCATTGGGCTTGTACACGCCAGAATAGTGAATGTAATCAGAAATGTCAGTGTCCCATTCAGAATAATTCCCATTCTCATGAACAATATCTAATTCCAAACCAGCGCTCAAAAGCTGCTCTATGAGCGCCTGGTCTATTTCAAGACCCTCACCAAGCACAAAGTCGGAAGTTATGATAATGCTCATAATTTAGCAGCCCTTGTTTTTACAATTTGCTGAAGTCGCGCAACATTTCTTCCAACCATTGCATCTTCACGCTCATAAACAGCAGCATAAGAAAGGCTGTTTACAAAATAAGTAACGCCATCTGGAGAAGCAATTTTCTCAATGCGTGCCTTAACTTTTTTTCCATCAGGGTCAAGAGTCTTTAGGATGCGACGTGGCTTTGTCTTTTCCTGAATGCTCCAATTCCCTTTAAGCAATCCAGTATCAACACGAGTATCATCAACTGCTGAATTAAATAATTCAATTTTAATAGCACGACTGAGCTCACAAAGGTCTTCCTTGCCTTTTTCTGCAATCTTTTTAAGGTCAGCTGCCCAATTAACACTCATCGTCTTACCTGTACAAAGTAAACAACTGCTGTATCAGTTGGCTTAACAGTCTTGATGCTTACAACGCTCCAATCTTCACCACCAATAGTGGGCTTATCACTAGGCAGAATTTCATATTCAGAGCTACAAACCAACAGCCTATCACTAGCAAGAATCCGAGTATTGTCAATCATGTTATCTGGATAAGGCTTAATCAATCCCGTGGTGGTAACAGTAGCATCCGCTCCAGCAGTAACCGCGCCAGTAACAGGATCAATCTTTTCACCAGTCTCACGAGGTAGCACAACAGGGCCACCAAACTTAGTCAAAAGCCTGAGGGTGGTTGCTGCCATGCGATCATAAAAACTCATGCACGCACCATAGGTATGCTAACCAAGCCATTGCGCCTCAGCAAAGAGGCAAGAAGCGCATCGCCTTTGCTGCTCTTGCTCAGCTTTCTGCCGCTATCATCAACAGCATACTCAACAGAAACAGCGCCTTCAACACGCTCTTTCTTAACAGCAGGATTTGGATTTAGTGAACGGTTCCATAAATCCTCTCCAGCATTAATGTCAAGCGCAAATGCCATTTGGCAAAGGATGACTTGACGAGCAATTTCATCACTGGTCCAATACCACCCTTCAATTGTTAAGTCAGTCCGTGGGTGCGCCATTGATTGGTCGCGCTCAACTTTCGCGCCCTTCAAATTATCTTCATGCCAGCCAATATATTCAGCGGCCTTTCGCAACTCTACATCAGCACCATCAGCATCAGCAACTGTTATGCCTAGTGTGGCAGCATAAGTAATGTAATCATCACGGGTTACATAGCTATCTGCGTTAGCAACTATGCTTCCATCTTCAATTATGAGTTCCATTATTGTGCGTTCTCCCCTCTACCAAACCAAGTTCCGCCAACAGTACAGCCTTTATCACTAGAGTGCGTCATCCCAATTAAAGTTTTCTCAGGGAATGGCTCTGATTCTGGAAAATTAAAGCCAAGCGCATTATCCTGCAGACCAATTGTTGAAAATGGTATAAAAATAAGCGGGTCATGGTATGAATGCGCATCAAGACGATTGGCAACAAAATTCAACTCAGTCCGTGTCGCGGCTGTTCCGCTTATTGAACTTCCAACTGCACCTAGAATCGTAACAGTCTTCCCAGCAGGAACCATTCTGAAAGAGGATGAACAACGAACTTTATTTGCCTTGATAATGCTATAAGTCGTTCCAGCATTTGTGACTGTTATGTCACCAGCAGTTTTCTTGCCTGTGCCAACATCATGGATGTGGGTGCACTGAATCCACATAATATCTTCAGCAACGGTCAGAACAGGAGTCTCACCATCCATTTCAACATTTTCAACTTTGGGCATATAAGAGCCATTCAAATAATGAATTTGAAGAACTCTTGCGCCAGTGCCTGCAATATCATCTGCAGCATCATCTGAAACAACGGTCATCTGTAGGCCGCCAGCAGGAGGCAATGCTATCTGCCCATCAGGCCAAACTGGATAATCTTCTTCAGAGCCAGTAGAAGTGCGCACACCATAACTTGACTGATGTCTGGCGCCTGGCACTTTCCCTTTTGCTATTAATTGGTCATATGTTAGTTGGCTCATTTCATCCACCACTTTCACAATAAAATGTCATCAATATTGCCCTCTTTTCAGAAGGCAATGGTGAGACACTTACTTTTTGTCTCCTGCGGCGGCTTTAGAAGCGCCAGCAGGCTTCTTGTCGCCGCCTCCCTCGGTCTTTCCCTCGCCGCCCTTACTATCGGCCTTACTATCGGCCTTAGTAGCGGCTAGGGCGCTCTCAGAAGCCTTCAACTTTTCGGCCAATTCAGCATTTTCCTTGATCAACTCAGCGATTTTTGTTTGGTGCTCAGCAATAATTCCATTTGCCATTTTAGTAGCTTCATCAAGCTCAGCACTACAATCACACTCAGATTCACCAGCAACTTTCAGCGGAGCCTCCATGACTTCACCTTCACACAAAACGTGATCAGCAGTCATATCACACTCATTAATTATCATGAATCCTTGCTTATTGTCAGATTCAACTTTTACAGTTTTCAGTCGTGCCATGAATCACCTTCCTGTTAGCTTCACTTACGGTTAAAATGCTATCAAAATTGCCCTCTCAAAGAGAAGGCAACGGTGAAGCACTTATCCCAGAAGGACAATTCCGTGCTCAGACTTGACGCACTCATAACCCCATACAAGGGCAATTTCGTACTGCATCTGACGGTACTGAGCATACATGCTAATCTCAAAAGCCAGTCCAGAAACTGGGTCTTGAATAATCATGCGGTCAACAGCAGAGTCGCCCTGCTCAGGAAGAGCAGGGGCGCGGGTAGCCAGAGCGATGGCAGATGGGGCAAATGCCATGTTACGGGCAGAAGCAGCAACACCAGAAACAACCTGAGTTGCCTCAGTTGCAGCGCGCAGGCCAGGTTCTGCAATCACAATGTTGCCAGTGGTAGAGTTACCAATGGTGACATCAGCAGCCAGCATGTACTTCTCAGTGTCACCAGCAAGAGTGATAAGATCACCAGCCACACCAGCCACCTCACCAGAGCCATCCGTGGTTACATTGATGGAAGTCTCGCCAACAGGCTCAACACCAGTAACGGTAACATTTGCAGTGATGACGTTGGAGCCAAAGCCCTGAACAATCTGACCAGATTCGCGGATAGCAAAGCCAGCTTTATCCAGAAGCACACCACGGGTCTGCATATCAGTGTTGCCAGCGATATCAGCACGGGATTGCTTACCAGAGAGGGTTGCACCAGCAGAGGTGTCCAGAACCAGGTTGTTACCAGTTGCAGGCGCACCATTGTCTTTCAGCAGCTTAGCAGCGAAAGAGGCATCAGTGAAGTCACCAGCAGTTGCAAAGGGAGTGGTTCCAGCAACGCCATAAGCACGACTGAACTTGACATGGAGAGAAGCAAGGTCAGCTTCAACTTCATTGGTAAGGGTGCGCATGGCCTGAGCAAACTGGTTGCGCAGGATAACATTGTACTCAGCACCGTTGTTGTCCAGCATCAGGCGCTGCTCACCATTCCAGCGAACTGGAACACGACGCGCTTTGGTGATGGTCATGTCAACATTGCCAATGGTCTGATCACCATCATCAGGCGGAGTTACCGCAGGGGTGATATCAGTAGCGGCAGCAGTAGGGGCAACAGGAGAGCGAACAGTTTGGCCAACAGCCGCACGTTCAAAACCCATGTCATGAGTAACAGAAGGGATCAAGCCAGTCAATTCACGGGACACAACATCCAGTGCATTGTAAAGCTCAACAGTGAGATTTGTGATAGTATTGGCCACGATTCTTTACCTCTATTTGTTGTTAATCGAGGCAAAGAAAAGGTCTGTGCCACGACAATGAAATGAAATCATCATCAGGCCACAGACCTGGGGTAAAGCCACGGACTTTACCACTTAAACTTTTAATCTAAAACTTCAGCCACAGACTGAAGCGGTACAAGAGCGAAATGCCTATACACTAGACCTATCCCCTAGTATATACTAATAGGGGATAAAGTAAAGTAGCAAAGTAGAAATATTTTAAATAAAAATTTAAAATTTAATCAACAATTGTGACCTTCTCAACCACCACAATATTGCGCTGCTCAGATGGAGTAAGTTGATCAAAAGCAGCACGCTTCATGGTCTTGCCGCTTCCACCTTTTCCTTCACCACTAGGCTTGCCACTTCCATTGGCAGAACTGCCCTTGATTATAGGCGCCAAGAATGAAATCTCAGATACCTCTGCCTTTAACTCATCAAGCGTTGCAGCCGATGGCTTTCCATCAAGCCCAAGAACCTTAATGATAGATTTTCCATCAACAATATCATTGTATAGCCGTGGTTTGATGTGTGGTATCAATGCTTCTGAAGATCCTTCAAGTGCAATATCTACAGCCATTGAGATTGCTGCTGCGCCAACAGTAACATCCTGAATGATTTGATTAAGGCCAGCAACCTCATTCGCATTATTGCTATTTGCAAGCTCAAGCTTCTCGCTCCATGAAGCCTCAAGCGCAACAACATCACCAGAAGCACGAAGTGCATCCTCAACATCTTTTTTGGCCTTGTCTTCAGCATTTTTACGATGCTTTTCTGCCTCAGTGTGCTTGGTCTTGAGCAAGTCACGCTCATCAGTCACAGTACTGAGATTGGATGTCATCGCCTCCATCTGCCCAGTCATTGTTGCGACTGTCGCAGTAAGCTCCTCAAGCGTTGGCCCGTCACCCTCTCCATCGCCACGTGGGACAGAGCGCAGGGCAGAAGCAACGGCAGCAACAATCAACGGGTAATTCTTTTTCATCTTCACATTCCTCTTTTGGATTATTAAATTTTTGCTTTTTCAAAAGCAAGCGGTTCAAGTTTTCGCATTTCTTTCAGCGTTAATGGCTCAAAGTTTTTACCAAGTTGTAACTCAGCAAAACGATCAGCGCCTATGCCACCATTGCGCAAGAGCTTGCCTCTTGTTTTCCCAATGATAGAATCCTGTACTCCAGCGGGTTGTCTGCCCAGCCATGAATAGTATGTTTCTTTTGAAGACACTCTCTTCACCTTTCCAGTCACTGGGTCACGCGAAGACCTTGTAGCACCTTCGCTCAAAAATGAATAACGCTCATCAAGAGCTGCCGTGGTAGTGGTGCGGCAGTTAATGTGGAACGGCGGTCTTGGGCCTTTGTTTTTTGGAAAAGTTTTTCCATCTAGGCTTCTGCATATGCTACTTGTCTTTTCATCAAGAGTTGCGGAAATCCGAATGCGTGACACAACAGTGTCATTCTTCTCCCAAACTTCATTCCTAGCAACTTGGGCAGTATGGGCAAGGCCAGTGCGAACTATGTTATTCAAATCTTTCGCAGACACATCCATCAACCCAGATATATCACGCACTAATTGAGCAGTTGTTTTCCCATTCGCAAAACCAAGCCTTATTGCTCCATCAACTCTGCTGATATTGCGTTTCGTCCATCCATCAAAGAATGGAGCAAGAAGCTGGCCTTGATATGGCCCAGTAACGCTCAAAGGCTGGGAATAAACAGCAGCCCTTAGTTGAGCATCACTAGGGATATCAAAGTCATAACCTTCAACGACATTGCCCAAAGACCTTACTTCAAAGCCAGCCTCATAATCTGCTAAGCCAATGATTTGCTCTTTAAAATTACCTTTAATGCCTGAAGCAATGTTAGTGATCGTTTTATTTATCACTCTCAGCTTCTTGCGAAGTCGAGCGCGATTCCATGAAGTTATGTCACTATTTAACTCAGCTATTATAGCCCGTTTCAGCTTGTCAACAAAAGGGGCATAATCTTTTACAGCACTACTTTTGTAACGCTCTAAATAGACCGCATGCCGCACAGATTGATCAAGCAGCTGAGTAGGCGTTGAAGCCATTACTCTTTAACTCCTGCTTCACCCTCATCCTCATCCTTGGCATCGCTCAAATCAATACCATCTTCACCGCCAGTTCCACCAGCGCCTCCAGAGGCTGCTGCCTCCAACTCTTCAGCATATTCCTCAGCAGTTTTCTCTTCATCAAAGATGCCATAGCCCTGCATATAGCGAACATAATCAGCCATCGGCACGCTTCCTCCCATGAAGCCAATGATGATTTCTTTCAATTCCTGCGGCGTTGCTTTTGAGTCAATGAAATCAAGATTTGGAATGTATTCAGATGTGTCATCTTCAACACCCATATATTTAGCAGCCCACTTAATGCACTTGGTGTAGGCATCGCCGATATTTGAAGCAATCAGTGACAGCGGGGAGTGAAGCATTTCACGCTCACCAGAAGTCTGGTCAGCAGTTTTTGCTACACCACCTGGAGATATTTGACGCGCTCCAAGGCCAACCATCATGTCAATCTTATCTAGCATTGCCTGACGCACCATAGGATTGGGCGGGGCTGAGGCAAATCCAAATTGCCCATTCTCTGGAACTGCTAACATCATCCGTGAGCCTGAGTACATATTATTTTCTTTCATCAGATCAATATGCTCTTGATCCACGTTGCTCATCCATGGCTGGGCCTGTCCAGCAAACCAAACGCTGTCTTCAAAATCAGCACTATTGCGGAAGTGCGCAATATTAACATTTGCCATGGCCAGCATATTTGGAACATCAACATCAGGGTCATTGTTTATTGCGCCAACAAAGGTGAATGGAATTTCATCAAATGCACCACCCTTTGCATCAACAGGAATTACCTCATCCCCTGCAGCCCATGTATCACCGCTCTTGGTCCATTTGCGTTCTTTATAAACACCTCCATCAAGAAACATTTCACGGACTATATCAACTGTCTTTTCTTCATAATTCTCAAATGTTACATCTTGATCAGAGATAGTCACCAGCGTCAGTTTGCTCACTGAGCCAAATGTTTCAGTGTGCCAGTTATAAATGCGTGTTGGAGTAAGATGCTGAATAGTTGCAACATATTTCCCGCTGACTATATCTGCTCTTGAAATCTCACCCTCAACAACAGGGAAAGAGGTCACAAGGCCACAACGGCTTTTACCAATAACATCTTTAGCAACAATCTGTGATTGCTGATAGATAGAGTTGCCACGTCCATCAACATTCTTGGTAAAATACTCAAGACTTGCGTTGAGCGTAATCACCGGCGCTTTCTTAAACATCGTACCAATCATTCCAGTAGTAGTCTGAGAAGTCAGCGCATAGAATACAGCACGCTCTTTGTAAGCAACATTACGGCTTTTATTCTCAGGAGAATCATCATCTGGATTAAGAGTGATTAGGTGATCAGTTAAATTTTTCTGATCAATAATATCATCAATCTTTTTCCAGTTGTCAACTTGGCCATTATACTGGCTGTTCTTTGAATCAATGGGCATTTTCTACTCTCCTCAATTTGCGCTGCGTATTCCAGTGTTAACGATAATTGGTTTCTTGATTGGGAATTCAAACGCCACTGGATAACCAGAGGCATCATTTTGGTGATCATTTCCAGACTTCTTATCAGGCTCACCATTCTTGTCATAAACCTGCTGTTCTAAATCAGTTGCTACATCAGGACACATAGCGTCATTAACCCAAATGTATCGCTCTCTGAAGCCCTTATTTACAGCAAGAACTCTGTCCTTAACAAATGGGTTTTTCTTGTTGGCCTTTATCTTAAAGCCAGCCAATTTAAGCAATGCTATATCAGACTCACTAGCATTTGCGGATTTGCGATTCTTTCCAGAGGCATCTGGATACATTATAATCTTGTGGCCATTGTACCGTGAATGGAGAGTCTCAATGAGCGCTGGTGTATCCAGCAAATCAGATAATTGCGCTACTGCGTGCCAACCATTATCACGCTTGACGTATATGGTGCTGGCCATCTTACCAACGTTGAAATCTTGCCCAATAAATAAGTCTTCACCCTCACGCATTGTTTCTGTAGAGCGATTGCGTTCACGATCATAGTCAGAGTACACAACACCGCTGGTAAGGTTAACAAATTTGCCCATCAGATACGCTTCAATCAACTGAGCGGGATATTGACTCTTCAACTCCTCAATATAATCAGCAGGAAGATTCTTTGCGTTGCTATATGTGCTCATTTGAATGAGGCGGCTATTCAAAAGCTTCTCATCACTGCGTTCATCAAACAGCTTGTATGTTGCCTTAAACCCTTCAGGGGTAGTGGTAACATACAACTGATTAATGCGCCCTGCTGGATTATCTTGACGCAAACGCGCTGATGTTTTTCTGAATACTTCCAGTGCCTTATCAATAGGCAGTATATCAAACTCATCCAGTACCGCATCAGCAACTTCCCAACCAACAATCTTTTCAGGATTATCCATGGTACGGCAATAGATTTTACCAAGCCCACTTATATCAACAATATGCTCGCTTTTGTTAATGGTATAATCCAAATCCATAGCAGGCAGGAACTTATCCATTGCTGGATAAAAGATGTCACGGATGAGGGGATAAGTTGGAGCAAGATATGCCTGATCAATGCCAGGGGATTGCATCATATTCTGAAGCAGCCGTGATAAGGCAACGCGGGTCTTTCCAGCACCAAATCCAGATACCAGAGCAACGTTCTTTTCAGCAGCGTGAAGAAAATCATGTTGTGGTTTTGAGAAGCCAAATTTGACCTCTTCAATCACATTAGATTTTCTGCTTGTTCTTGTCATCAGTCTTGCACATTCTCATCATAGATGCGACAGCCAACATGCTTTACTGCACCCATGAGGGTAAAGACATTTGCCTTATTCTCAAAAGCATAGTCAGTAACTATTGTGCCATCAGTACACTCAATTGCTATTGCTATGGACTTTATCTCGCCATTCTTTGAGCGCTCAAGCAATTCCTCAAAAGACTTTGCTGTAAAAGACTCTCCACGAAGATTAACAACATTATTTTTGCTACTCACCAGGCACCTCACTATTAAAGGCATCATGCTCAGCCTTATCAATAACCCAGCGCTGCTCAACAACAAAGTCAAGTGGCTCTGCCCTGAGCAGAATATTTTTCAAATTATCAGTTGCAATATTGCTCCTCAGGCCATTTTTACTAACCAGCAGCAAATAATATTTCTTTTTAAACATAGTAATCTCCATCACCAATTAGCAGAAATTTGACATGGCTTTAATGCTCACGCCAATCAACTCCATTCACCAAATTATATTTATCAAAATGACCAGCTTCTTCATTGCGCTTGAATTGCTCAGAAGGACTCATGATAAGATTGTAGTTTGGGTACCACGCAACTCTGTCTAATTCAACCCTCACCAACATTCCCCAGAAAGGAGTGAATGAGAACTCACCGCATTGAGATGTGCTACCCACCTTCAGAGACCTCATTGATATAATCCTGTAATTCAATAACCATTTTACGCATTGAATCTATATCATGTGACTCTGGACTAACAGTAATGTGGATTGGATTCCGAAATGGCATTATGCTGATATACACTTCACCCATAGCATATGGCGCCAACTTCTCAACACTAAACTTTCTGACAAGGGCATCATCTTCCCAGACGCCTGCTTTTGTCATAGCATCAAATAATGCCTTAATGAAGTTGTCGCCATCCCACTTACCATTCCGTGGAGGCGCTAACTTGATATCAACCTCAACCTCTGTATCAATACCAAAACTAAGATTGCCCTCAGTGACAAGGCGCTGGACTTCTTCTTTGTATAAACGCCCTTTCTTGCTCATCACTTTACGCCCACGAATACAGACATAATATGTATTGAGGGATGGAGGCCAAGGAAGGCGGAATTCAACTTGGCTCATAACGTCACCTCATGAGTAGCAATCCAAGACCTCAAACGGAGCTCATCATGGAGCACAACATCTTTGTCATGAGCCACATAATGCTTCTTTCCTTCACGCCCTTGATTGGGGTCAAAGATAAATTCATTATTCCAATCATCAATAATGAGGATGATGCAGTGATTGAGGCCAGGGTAATTGAGTGATGGGACAGCCAGCAGATATGCCTTTCCAACTAACAGAGTCTGTGGCTCAGCAATCATCTGTGAGCAGGTAATGAAATTGCGATGTAAGTATTCAGTAATAGTCAACAGACCCGTGAAGTGGCTGTGATGAAACTCTTCAACAACTTCTTCAACTGGCCTTCCCATTAACATTGCTAGGCATGCACTGATACATGCGTCATCATGAGGTTGCTGCTGTAGCTCAATCATGAGTGTTCCCACCACAGAAATAAAACAACTGCTGTGAATACAAATGCGTATTCATGAGGGTGCTCTTTCATCCACTTTCCCATCACACTTCTCCGGTTATTTTTCCAACTCAAAAATTACTTTCTTAACAGCGCCCTTCACTGTATCGCCATCATCCCCATTTCTTATCTCGTGAAGCAATTTAGCTGCTGCTAATTTATTTGCTTCAATGTCAGAGTCTTTCATGACCTTGCCTATACTATCTATTACTTGACCGTTGACTTCTACCTCTGTAAAATCATAAATTTTTCGCAGCGCAGTTTCTTGTTCTTCAGATATTTTTCCGTGGTAGATGTGTGCGTCAAGCATTATCATTGCTTCTTCAAATGAGCCTGTGGCAGCAACTCTTTGAAAGTCACCAATAGCAGCTTTTAAATCAACATCATGAAGAGTCAATTTTTGAATATTTACACTCTGGGCAATCTTCATTGAAACCAGTGTTGGGAACATGCTCATATTTCAAACGCGCCTTTGATTATCTTTCCCTATTATCGGGGGTTTTTGAGGGTCTTTCTATAGGTAGCGGAAAAATAAAAAAATAAAAAATATAAAACCCATATTTTTTCTGCTAAGTCCTTGTTTTCCCTCCCCTTCTCTATATAAGTAATATAAAAAATAAAAAAATAAAATAGCTCTCCAATATGGGTTTGACACCTAGTGGAAAAAACAAAAAGGCAGCAGAGTTGACAAGGAAAGAGAGGGGGATATAGGGGTATCCCCTTTATTTTTTATTTTTTTATTTTCCATGGTTTTCCCTTTAATATCAATGACTTAGCGGAATAAAACGGTTTTATTTCGTTTTATTTTTTTATTTTTTAGGGGCGAAAAAGCGGAAAATGAGGGTGAAAATGAACAAAATAAATATTATCAGCGTGATTGCAGCAATAAATAAAATGTCCAAAATTATTAATGGCATGTTAAAAATAAGTCTTAAAAATTTCATTGAATCAAACCATTGTTAAAAGTAATCAAGATGCCAAAAATAAGTGAAGCAAGAATATAAATTGCCGCTGCGGTAGAGGTAAACATAATTACATTAAAAACACTGTCTTTTATTTTTATATTTTTCACCTTACCTTCCTCAGCGTTCTCTTATGCTTCCTGATTGGTTGCTCAATCGCAACAGGGTGATCACGCAGTGAGGTAAAGCTCAATGGGGTGAATAAATCCCCACCATCATCAATATCACTTGCCATGACAGTCAACCCTTTTATGAAAAAGTATATTCCAGCCATTGACATTATGGCTGAAAAACTTCCCAAGATACAAATTAATATTTCTTCAACAGTCATATCCTATCCTCTAATTTTTCTTTTACTTGCGTACTCTTTATTTTTATCCAAAATGCCTTTGTTAATAAGTCTTGCCTCAGCTGCTGCATCCTGCAACGCAGGGTTTTCTATAGCGTCACTATTGGCCACTATGAAATCAAGTATTTCTTGAACATTACCAAGGTGATTTTTTACATTTAGCATCAATAGCTTTCCCATATCTCTATCCTCTCATTACATAGCATGCGCGTTTCTTGCGCTTAACTTCAATGGACTTTTTCTCTAGTCCATTGGCTGAGACCCAGTTGTTTATTGCGCGGTTAATCTTTTCAGGGTCATTGTATTTTGGATTCTTCTTGAAGAACTTATGAGCACGCACACGGGAGTGAAAACTGGTAGCTATTATGCCACCCAGTTCATGCCACTCCTTCTCTATCGTGGGAACCTTCTTGGTCATCTTACTCCAGACTTCATCAATAGCATCTGCCTCAGCAGTAGCCTGAGAAGTGCTCAGAGTATTTTCATAAAGGTGCTGACGCATCCGCAGTTGATACTCCATAAGTGGAAGAGCATATTGCTCATACTCATGGCCATTTAGCTCAAGAACAATATCACCTATTTGGTTGCTTACCATGTCAGAAGCATCTTCACCCTGATACAGCTTCCAGAGATATGCGAAGGCTGTTATACATGTAACCTGCTTCTCAGCACTGCCGATGATACGCTTCAGGAATTTGTATTCATCACGGCTCACTCCATCGCTATTATTCACCAGAGGCAATAAGACATCTTCCTCAAAGCGTGCAATCACTCCATTGGGCTGCGAGGTCTTCACCCGTATCTGCTCACCAGTGTGGACAAAGATGTATGTGAATACATATTTTATGAAGTCAATGTATTCATCAGAGACCTTGACATTCTTGCTACTCAAGCGGGTTGAGGCAACTTCAGGGCGGTCAATATTATCAGCATAATAGTCTATGCGATTGCCCAGTCCAATGTCTATCATACGCTGGGTCAGGTTGCGCTCCAGAGCCTCAGTCTGCTGTAGTCTCAAGCATGTATAATTCGGGTTGTGTATGTCGTTGTACTTTTCCTTCCCAACCAACTTACCAGAAATGTTCTGTCCATCCCAAGCGTTGATCTCTATGCGCATAACACCCTCTGTATGAGGGTTGTCGGCGCTTGCTACCATGTCCCAGTGTCCGCTGGCCTCTGTATTAAGGATAAGCCCGCCGCTTTTATTTTCCTCCAGCCCTAGGGCCTTGAGATAAGTGGTGTCAGCGGTGATACTCTGGTAGATTGGATCCATTAGCATGAGGCCGTTCTTTAGTGAGTCGCCAATCTCATTACTCACCTGAGCTTTGATTGCTGTGGTGATCAGCTTTATAGGCTCACTGGTGTTGCTATCTTTACCAACCCCTGAGGAGCTGATAATTTGCATATTAAGATTTGGTCCACGATTTCGCACTGTCCTGAAAATGCTCCCCAGTAACACAGTGTGGAGAGCAAAACAGGAAGGTACATAGATTTCTTCAATGACTTGGTATATAGCACCTTCAAAGCTCCTGAATATCATGGGCCATGGCTCTGGCCAATCGTTGATGAATGATGTATCAAAATGCGGTGGCTCTTTACTGCCCTTGCCTTCTGACACTTCTAGGAATGAGCCTATGCGGCCTTCACTCTTTATCTTGTCAATTGCTGACTCCACGGATTGCTCATGGTGTCCATTGTTTTCTTCTGGAAAAAGAGCTTTCAAAATTGAAACAATGTCTTCCTGTGGAACTCCATGGTTGGCCAACTTCATAGCGCTGCGAGAGCTTGGGCCGTGCCTGTGGCCATCTTCATAGTCTGTGATCAACTCAGCCATTGTCTTAGTCAATGTATCACTATTACGAACAGCATTACCAGTCTTCACGCCCTCTGTCTTGCCTTTCAATATATAAGGGCTAGGAGGGAAGGCTTCAATCAGCGCGTTCCAATTGTATGGTGTTTTCTTAACCAGCTTGAAAGTAACCATGTGTGGATGCGCTGGGTCTTTCTGGTGCTTAAAGCCAGGGAGTCGCAAAATACGCACAAGGTCTTTGGCGTTGTTATCTGAGCCATAGTCATTCACCATGGTCTGCATCATACCGTGCCATTGATCACAATGCTCGTCAGTTGCCTTAGCAGTAGTCAGCCAATAGTAGTGAAACTTATTGGGGCTTGAGTTAACGACGATGTTTGGCTTAATGGGCCAATCTGTTCTTGGCTCATCACGCTTGTTATCATCCTCTGCCCAGAGCGCATTGATTCCCACCAACATCTTCTCAGTTCGCTTGCGCCCAAGATCAAGACCTTGGTCCAAATCATTAACAGTGAAGAAGCAACCCCAAGCATCTTTGTTGTGCTTATTCAACCATGGACCAACTTCATTTATAGTGCCGGTTTTATGCCAGGCTTTTCCATATTTATCAGTAACCTCTGAAGGTTTCTTCCCCTTGCCATCATCCTTGGCTGAGAAGATAATTGGCTGCGCTCTTTTGAATAAAGACAAGAACTCAACTGTTGAATTATTATCAAACATACATTCCCCATTATGGTTTATTATGTCCAATTTATGGTTCATACAATATGTTTAAAAAGTGATAATGACTGGAACCATAGGCAGGAGAGCCAAAACCAGTCATCATCACAAAACTACTACAACTACAGTCTTTCAAACATACCCAGGGCGCTACCCTAGCCGTATACTATAAGGGGATAGGGCGCTGAAGGGAAGGAGTAGGAGCGTACAGCGCCCCTATTTACTTCAACTTTAAGGAAGGGGAGAATATAAAATTGAAATGGAGAAATAAAAATGAATTTACCAATGCCAATAGGCGCAAAGTTTGAAGTTGAGCAACACAGTGAGTATGGAAGAATCAGAATTCTTGTTAATTTCATTGTGCCTAAAATGAATCACTCTAGACAGATACAAGCATTCCAGCCAATTGAGATTTCATTGCCACAAGCCAAAGAAATTCTATTGAAGGAATTTTGGAGAAAACGCGGCGCAATTTAGACCTCTTTACTTCAACTTTAAAGAGAGGATAATTAAGGCAAGGGGAAAAAGAAATGAAATGTGAATATATAGATTGTTTTCCAGTTCCAGTGGGCTGTGAATTTGAGATGCTTGATACAGGGCCAGGAGATATGTCTGTGATGACAATTAAAGTTAGAGTTGTCAATTACTATCACTATAAGTCTGTACAAGCGATTAGTGTTGGTGATGATACACTTTTTAAAGTAGTGTTATTGAGGGATTTTTGGCGCAACCTGGGTGCAATCTAGCCCTCTTTACTTCAACTTTAGGGGAGAGGATAATAGGTTTCAGTAGCAGGTTGTTACGTCAACCGCCTTGTGAGTAATTTGATACGATGGCCATGCTACTCTTAATTTAAAACCGGAGAAATGAGATGGCTGCTGAATTAAAATTCAAGTACAGAAAGCTGGACATTGAAATGTGGAAGACAAGCTTCCGCATTGGCTCACGCATGGGCGCTATGTCAAAAACCCTTCATGTTGGAAATTTCATAAACAGAGAGGTGATTGAGCAAATCATTGATGTTATATGGGAGCAGGCTGAAAAAGATATTAGGCTTGGTGAAAGAAATCACTCAGAGATTTTTAGCGCACATGAAGATAAATTCAACCACTTGGTGATCAAATGACTGATCCAAAAAATATGTATATTAATTCAGCAATGGCGCAAGTTGTTGCTGAATTTGAATCCCTTATTGAAAAATCTGTGGCGGAAATCATTGACAAAGATATGACAAGTGAGCCTAAGAATTATGATGAGGCAGTTGCTGTATTCCGCGTATTCTTTTCAAATGCTCTTTCTGGGGCAGCAAAAGATTTAAGGGCATTGAATGATGTATAAATACATGTACAGAGTTGTGAGGCGCTGGCACAATGGTGAGGAGTGGGATAGAGAGCCAGTCTATACAAACAAAGCAACTCTCAAAGATGCTCGTGATTTGATATCACGCAGCAATAATAATTCGATGCTTTCCCCTGAAAAATATCAAGTGAGGCCAGGCTGATGAAAAGGAATCCATTAGGCTGGGCTGGTGATGCAGCTCGCATTAATGCAATTGTAAGTTCATCCTTGAGGCTTGGGATTTCAATAAAAGATGCAGAGGATTCATTCAAAAGACTTTGTGATGTAATTAGGGAATTTAACAAACAAGAAGCAATTAAGAATATAAAATCACAGTCATTCTTTGTGGGATATCATGGTTGATTTAACTCAATTTGCTCATGTTGAAAAGCCTGATGTTGTTGATTATAAATCTGGTTTTCCAGTTGTCTGCTCATATTGCGGTGAAGAAGCAGAGCTTGTTGATAGCAGAGAGGTTTATTCAAGAAGCTATGGGTTGATTTGGCTATGTCGTCCGTGTAAAGCATGGGTTGGCGTCCACCTGAATAGCAAAGAGAATGCGCCGCTTGGTCGTCTTGCTGATTCAACATTGCGATTCTGGAAGAAAGAGGCGCATGCTGCTTTTGACCCCTTCTGGAAGGGTGAAGTGCCAAATAGGCGCAGTAAAGAATACCACTGGCTATCTTCAATGATTGGGATAAAATTAAGGCATTGTCACATTGGAATGTTCAACGTTGAGCAGTGCAAAAAAGTAGTTGAAATTTGCAAAAACCGGAGATAGCTATGTCAAATGAATTATTGGATTACGCTGATGAGGTGGATCACTGGAATGGTGAACTAAAGCGCATTGAGGATGAAATCAAGAAAAGCGCTGAGGCTCGTCAGGCTGCCATGAATAAAATTGGTGAATTTGTAAAAGTTGACTGGCCGTGTGATAGCTCTTGGCCAAAAGGCTGGCACAATTCTGAAATGATGGAAGTTGGATTCATGGGGATAATTGGCCAGCGCGGGATCATTATCAACATCACGGACACTAGTGTTGGTGCCTCTATCTTTGACCCGATGTATATTATACGATTAGTTGAGGGGAGGGTTGTTGACCTCTGGGAAGAAGAATTTGAAATAACTGGAGAGCTAAAATGTCAATAAAAATTATGAAAGAAGATGAAACAGTTGAGGAATTTAAGGGCAGTGAATCCCCTCCACTTTCATGGCTACAGGCAAAAGTTGGTGGGAATATTGAAATGCTTGGATTCACAATTGATGGAAAGGCAGCCCAGCTAGTGTTTGATGAGGATGGAAGGCAAAAAGGTCTTTATTCAAATGATGCTGTGAATAAAATGTTTGGGATGGAGACTGACTTTGTTGGAAATGTCATCCTTCTGACTGGAATGAGTGTACTGAAATGATGTTTCTCTGTGGATTTGCTGTGATAAATCTAACAGCCCTCATCTGGTTCTATGGAACCTGGAAATTAGGTCAGTTCATGAACATGAGGTGGAGGTAAAGATGAGCGGTGATAAAGAATATTACAAATTCATGGAAAAGGTTGATGATTTATTAAATGAAAGACTTGGCTTTTCCCACGATGATTTGCCAGATTATATCTGGTACACCCGATACCAGAATGGAGACACGCCTGAGGAAGCTGTAAAGGCGTATGAAGATTCTGGCTATTTAGAATAAACAAACTGGAGAATGAACATGGCTATAACTAAAGCACAGCTGGTAGAGTGGGAAAGCGCAAAAGATAATCTTGATCACTACAAAGAGCTTGAGATGAAGTTGCGCAAGCGAATTGTTTCAAGCTTAACTGGAACGGATGCTAAGGCAATTGCGAAGACAACGATTGGGAATATTGATGTTGTTGCAACTTCAAAAGTCACAACGTCTATTGAAGATAAAGATGAGCTGCTTGATGACCGTGATGGAATGAGCCCAGAGGTTCAAGGTTGCTTCCCAATGAAAGTTTCATTCTCAGCAGCTGAATACAAGAAGCTTGATGAGAGTGATAAGCGTGAGGTTGACTACTATTTAATTGAGAAGCCAGCTGCGCCCACTCTTACAATTAAACACAAGAAATAAAGCCACTTTTGCGGTGCTTGCACCGCTTTTTTAATAAGCGTATTGTGAAAGTATTTTTATTAAAAATCGACCTATTTACTTCAACTTAATAGAGTCGTATTATTAACCTTAGACCCGCCGCCTTTTTAGGTTGTACTGCTTCTTCCCCTCCGGTTTGTTGCAGCGCTTGTGTCCTATATGATGTTGTGTCAGTGCCACATCACTGGCGGTGGGTCTATTAAATTATAATGACCGGAGAAGTTGCGATGAAGCAACATTATAATCTCAACGATGTTGAGTGGAATAAGCTGGAAAGAACGGTGAAAACTATGGACTTGCTCAAAGCAATTCCTGAGTTTGACCCCAATGGCTCAGAGGTTTCAATCACCAAAGTTTCGCTTATGTATTATCTTGATAAGCATGGCGACTTTAGTGAGGGGAATAAGATTCACCAAAAGATAGCACGTGCCATATTTGGTAGCTTAGATGCCTCTGATAAGATTGAAATAATGAAATATGTCCAATGGCTTGAAGAAGGGGATGAAGAAGATGGTTAAAGTAACTCATATTGGAAGCGGGAACATGCTTCACCAATCCTTTGGGAAAAGGGGTGAGTATGCATCATCAGAAGTTTTTAAACTCAGCTCAATTTACATGGCTGTTAAAGTTGGGATTATGCAACAGCACCTTGAGCGTACGGCAAAGTGATGGAGGGTATTGGGGAAAAGGGGATAAGGGAATTGCTTGATATCATGGGTGAAATTGTAGATGTTGCAATTCCAAGAGTCACTCGAATTCCACCAGAGCAAATGAACTGCCGTTGCTCTTATCATCCAATTTCAGAGGATGACATAGATATTAATTCGCCATGTACAAGTGGCATCATTGAAATTTTATCACAACAACCGGAGAAAGAGAAGATGAAAAACGCAAATACAGCAGCACTGTTTCAGGATAACATGACCACTATTCAAGTGGTTTTTGATACCAAGGAATTTGAATTACGCATTAAAGAAGGGCTTGATATTTCATCCATTGGCCAGCATGGCTACACCTACAAAGTTGAAAAAGACTGCGGTGTAAAAGTTGATGATTATGTAGTTGTTCCTGCAAATGGCGAGTTGAAAGTGGTTCGCGTAATTGCCGTGAATGATGAGCCTCAGATTGACTATGACACTGGAATCAAATACCAGTGGGCCATCTGTGGGGTTGAATTCACCGAGTATCTTGCTGCGCAGGAGTCTGAAAAGAAATTCTATGACATGTTGCGCGAGAGTGAGAAGAAAGTTATCAGAGATCAGCTGCTTGATTCAATGACTGAGCAATTTGGCATTGGCGTTCTTGAAAGTGATGCTGTCAAGTCACTTCGCGGTGTGAAATTCACAGTTGGTGAAAAGTAATGGCTAAGTCAAAAATGAAGGCAAAGCCAGCAAGCCATCGTGAAAATGACCTTGCGGCGCTTGAGGTTTTTTCCAAGGTGGTTGATAAACTATCTGGAAGGAATGTTGATATCAAACAGGTTGCTGAGGATGCAGAAGTATCGCTTGGAACCCTGTACAACTGGGTTGCGGGCAATGTGCTCCTGCCCTATACCCGCACTCTGTTTCGCGTGTCAGCAGCAGTTGGAATTAAGATCACTGCGACTCACATCAAGGGCTTTAAAGTTCCACAACGCTTGCGCGTTGTATAATTTCTAAACAATCCCAACAAGGAGGGATTAAAAATGGCAGTAAAAATTACGTCAATAGATGAGGCAGTTGAAGATAACGGCCTCAAGATTCTGGTTCATGGCTTGGCAGGGGCTGGTAAAACAGTCCTGTGTGCAACCACTGGCTCCCCAACATTGATTCTTAATGTTGAGGGTGGATTGCTTTCAATTGTGGGCGCGCCTGATTACATCCACACGGCAAAAATTGAATCTATTTCAGACCTTGATGAAATTTATCATATGCTGAAAAAGCAACGTGCTGATGATGAGCAATTTTATCAGTGGGCTGCGATTGATTCAATTTCAGATGTTGCTGAGACAATTCTGAAAAATGAATTGGAAAAGTGTAATGACCCGCGCAAGTCATACCCTGCTTTTCAGGCTGAGGTAACTCGGTTGATGAAAGCATTCCGCGATTTGGAGGGCTACAATATCATCATGACATCAAAGCAAGATTTGGTGAAAGATGATTACACTGGAATCACCCTGCGAGTTCCTGCAATGCCTGGCAATAAATTGGGGCCAACTGTTCCCTATTTGTTTGATGAGGTTTTCGCACTCCGTGTTGAGAAGGATGAAGAAGGTGAGGATTACCGCGTTATCCAAACCAGCCGCGATATTATGTTTGAAGCAAAAGACCGCAGCGGAAAGCTCAATATGTTTGAGAAGCCAAGTCTCAAGCACATTCTGAAGAAGATTCATGGGGAGGCGGTTGTTGAGGTTGAGATGAAAGTCAAAACCAAAAAGGCCAAGCCTGATGAAAAGACTTCTGGCGAAAAGGGTGAGCCAGATGAAGCATGCGACATTCCATGGTTCCATGAAGCATCTGAAACAGTTGGAATTGCAACGAAAACTGAGTTTGATAAGATGATGTCAAATGGCGATGAGATTGCTGAGATTTCAAAAGATCAGTATGATCAAGCTGTTTCAAATGGAGCCACTGTAGCTGAATAGAATTGGGAACGCGGCTGCCCATTTGATAGCCGCAAATTTAAAAATTCACTTTGATTAGGAGAAATAAACATGGCAATGTTACCAAGCCAATTCAATTCTGAAGAACATGATGACATGGGCACATTTGATGCCCTTCCTGCTGAAGTCTATACAATGTCAATTGTAGACTCCAACATCAAGCCAACCAAGAAGGCTCTTGAGGCAGCTGGCGGTAATGCTGACTTGCCTGTTGAGCAATACAGTGGCTTGCGTCTGAATCTTCAGTTCAAGATCATGGGCGGTGAATTTGATGGCCGCTCTGTTTGGAATGGGCTTAACATCAAAAACCCCAATCCTCAGGCGGTTGAGATTTCACAGAAGGAGTTGGCAACAATCACCCGTGCATGTGGTAAGGTGAATGTCCAGGACTCTGCTGAACTTCACGGAATCCCTCTGAAGGTTAAGCTTGGCATCAAACCTGCTAGTGCGCAGTATGAGGCTCAGAACACCTTCAAGTCCTATGAGGCTCATGATGGTTCACCAATCCAACAGGCTGCTGCGGGTGATGTAAAAAATCCCTCTGGAAAGAAGAAGTTGTTTAATGATGATGATGATGAGTAGTTGAATAATTGGCGCAAGGATGCGCCGTTATTTTTAGATTTATTTCAACAGTGAATCTAAAAATAACTAAACTGGAGAATTAAAAATGGCAAAGCTACCTGATTTTACAAACACTATTGCTAGTCTTATGGCGCACAGAGACACAGAAGAGATTGTTGGAAAGCCAAGAACATATCTTGGGATGAGTGGAATTGGCGGTGAGTGCATGAGAGAGCAATGGTATGGCTTTCACTGGTGCTCTGAAAAGAAACACCCGCGCAGAGTTCAAAGAATCTTTGAGCGTGGAGATTGGGAAGAACAGCGACTCATACGCGATCTCACGGAAATTGGAGTTGAGTGCTATCGCCTTGATAAAATTGGAAACCGAATTCCAATCACTGGAGCACCAGGAGAAAAGCAAGAGGAGGTGATTGGATTCGCACGCCATTGCATGGGACATACTGATGGCCGTTGTATGGGTGTTCCAGATGCGCCAAAAGCTGAGCACCTTTCTGAATTCAAAACAGCAAATGATAAAAACTTCAAATTGTTTGCAAAGAAGGGGGTTGAAGAAGCCCACCCAACTTACTATGGCCAGATGCAGCGATACATGCATGGGCTTGGTTTGACCCGCGCTCTTTTTGCTGTAACGAATAAAAATGATGAGAGCCGTTACTGGGAGCGCGTTCCATATCGTAAAGACTTTGCAGAAGATTTGGAGCGCAAAGAGCAACATATTGTTATGTCTGATTCCCCACTGGATAAAATTGGTGGCCCAACTTGGTTTAAGTGTAAGTGGTGCGATCAAAAAGAAATCTGCCATCATGGTGATGCACCGCTTCAAAATTGCCGCACATGCGACCACTCTGATATTGAGAATGAAGGTAAGTGGACTTGCTCTTACAAAGAGAAAGAAATTTCAACTGAAGAGCAACGTGCTGGTTGTGAAATGTGGAAGAAGGGATGGGGGCTATAATCCCAATGATGCAAGACAGATGGTATCAAACAGAGGCAGTTGATAAGACTTTTGATCTGATGGCTGAAAAGCCATTGGCCCATCCTCTTATTGTTATGCCCACTGGCAGCGGGAAAAGCCACACGCTCTGTCGATTGATTGACAGAATCCTCAGCGCTGCCCCATCTGAAAATATTTTGGTGATATCTCATGTTAAAGAAATTCTGGAGCAAGATCACGAGTCACTTTCTAATTACTTTGAAGGTATTGAAATTGGTTTGTATTCAGCGGGATTAGCATCAAGGACAATTAAGAAAATAACAGTTGCTGGAATTCAATCAATTCACAATAAGGCTGAGCTATTTGTGGACTTTGATAAAATCATCATTGATGAATGTCACTTAATTCCCGTGAAGGGTGAGGGCATGTATCGAACATTCCTTGAGACGCTTGATTGGGTGACTTACATTGGATTAACAGCAACTCATTTTCGCCTAGGCCATGGCTATATCCATAAAGGTGAAGGCGCACTGTTCACTGATATCTCATATGACCTTGGAACGCGTGATGCTTTCAATCGCCTAGTTGATGAAGGCTTCTTGTCAAGGTTGGTTACTGCGCCCACCAAAAACAAATTTGATGTAGATGGGTTGAAAGTTACTGCTGGTGAATATAATATCAAAGCAATGACAGAACGCTTTGACAGAGAGTCCATAACAGATGCAGCAATTGAAGAAGTCATCAGACGTGGAAAGAATTTAAATCTCTGGTTGCTATTCGCAATTGATATTAAGCACGCAGAGCATATAGCTGGCGCACTACGCACCCACGGAATCAAAACGGCCTGTATTCACTCAAAGATGGACGGGGATAGGGATCAGATTCTGCGTGATGTAAAAGCAGGATTGTATCAAGCGGTTGTGAATGTTGACATTCTAACCACTGGTTTTGATGCACCACAAATTGATATGATTGTTCTTCTGAGGCCAACTCAGTCTCCAGTTCTTCATGTTCAAATGGTTGGAAGGGGGTTGCGAATTGTTTATGCGCTTGGTTTTGATTTAAACACCATTGAGGGAAGATTGGCTGCTATTGAAGCTGGCCCCAAGCAAGCGTGTCTGGTGTTGGACTTCGCAGGCAACACCGCCAGGCTGGGGCCAATCAATGACGTTCACATAGTTCAGAAGGGTGATAAGAAAGGAACTGGTGAGGCAATTACAAAGACTTGCCCAGAGTGCGGTTGTATAAATCATCCATCAAATAAATTCTGTGATAATTGTGGGCACAAATTTATTTTCCAAGAAAAGATTCAATCCAATTCAGCGAATGATGCAATTGTCCGTGAAGCGGTGAATGTAAAAGAGTGGCTTGATGTGAAAAGCGTTTCATACTCTATTCACCAAAAGACTGGCCACCCATCAAGCTTGCGAGTTACATATACAACTGGATTGATTTCATTCAGCGAATGGGTTTCAATAGATAATAAAAATCCATGGGCGCGCAGGCAAGCAGTGAATTGGATAAAGTGGCGGTGGCTAGGATACAAAGATAAATTGCCATCCAATCTCGCAGAATTAAATGCAAATACAGATTTGTTAAGGAAGCCAAAAAGCATCCTAGTGAATAATGCTGGAAAGTTCCCCTCTATTGAGGATGCTAAATTTTAGCGCCCTGCTGGCCCTCCTCTCCTCTCCCTAGCGTACCGGCTCCCCGCCTATCCTTCGCCCTTCCTTATATATAGGCCCCCTATAGGGCGCTATAGGGCGTTGAAAGCCTTGCTATAGCTTGATTCCTTTGAAAATCAACAACTTAGCTGTTCTAATGGATTATTTTCAACTTTTTCCACTTTTTTTGTTTACTTCTTCAAAATTTCGCGTACACTCGTTTGTAAGTTAAGTGAAAACAACCGGAGAGAAAAAATGATAAACGCATATTATGAGATGTTGGTCACCACTCCTAAAGGCGACAAGTTGAAAATGGTTTTTGTTGATACTGACATAATGTTTGATGCTCACTTGAAGGCTCAGAAAATGGGATTCACAACTAACTATTACGAAAATATCCAGCACGGTTATAGCATTATGCGAAAAGAATCTGATTACACCGACTATCTAAATGCTTGGAAATAAACCCACCATTGCCCTTCGGGGCAGAACTGGAGAAAAGAAAATGAAAAAATTAGCAATAGGAAATGTAGCTACTGTGCCAGAATGTAAGGTGACTGGGGCGCAAAGTGAAAAGGTCAAAGTTCTGGAAGTTTTCGATTGGGGCTATCTTGTAATTTCACTTTCTGATGTAAATGGAGAGATTGGCGAATTTACAATAAATCTCGATTTGGAAACAGTTTACGTTTGCTAATAAACACCTTACAACCGGAGAAATAAAATGAGACAGCAATATAAAAATGTAACCCGCACCTACGCCACTTGGGCCAACGCCAAGAAAATTATTGATAAATTGGAAGATGGTGACTTTCACTGGCTAATCGCAGCAAGCGAAGATGGACGGTTCTTCCCAGTTGTGTTTTTGGAGTCAGGATGTGGTTTGAATCACCACTACTTTATTCACAAAGGCTGCTGCGTTCGGATGTGCTAAAATAATTGTAGACTCCTTCAAAAAATCGGAGTAGTCTACAGGCTGAATCTAATTGATAACCGGAGAATTGAAAATGAAAAACTTAAATAAAATGACTGCTGATCAACTTATCAATCTGGCTGATAAGACAATTAAATCACTTGTAAAATGTAATGAGCGTGACAGGAATCCTGATGCTCAGTTCACAGGAGCTTTTGTGAAGCGCCATGCTGAGTTGAAAGAGCGCCTTCAAGATTTCGGTGTATGGAATAAGTTTTGTAAAAGCCGTGACCTTTCTCCTTCCCATGAAGCCTTTGACTTTTTCTGTTAATTAATTGATGCCCTCTCTCTGGAGGGCGCTGGAGAATTGAAATGAAATTTTTAGTTGTCAATAAACACAGCGAAGTGCTAGGTGAGTTTGAATCAACCCAAGGCGCGGTTGAAAAATTGATTGGCATGTCAACTGATGGGACATCAATAAAAACCATTTCTCAAAAGCATGGCATCTATTCACTGATTAGTTCAACTGGATGGGTCTTGGCAAAGTCTGGCCCTGAAGAAATGTTCAAAGGCAGGGTGATAAAATCATGAGCACGCAAGAATTTGAAGAAGTCAGCACGCTTTCAAATGACGCTGAAGAGAATAATGATTGTGCTGTAAAGGCAGTGTCAATCGCCACTGGGATTGACTACAATATGGTTCACGCCATCTTCAATAAATTTGGAAGAAAGGATGGGGGTGGATCTCCAAGGCACATAACTGAATCTGTGATTGAGTTTTTCAACTTCCTCCAGGTTGAAGATGATTCCTTCAGCGCCAGAACCATCAGAACGCTTGGGCGACAACTCCCACCACACGGATCATATTTGGTTTTTGTAAGAGGTCATGTTGCTTGCGCAAAAGATGGAAGGATTCACGACTGGACTTCAGGAAGGCAACACCGCATTGTGCGAATTGTTAGATTGATTGATTGTAATTGAGGGGAGTGAAATGAATAAGTTGAAAATAAAATCTATGTACAAGAAAGTTCAAAGCAAATTGTTAAAAAACGCTGGAGACCCGCATGTCAGGTCAATGTACCGCCACATCACTTGGGTCTTTACTTGTGAGCACAGATATAGTAGGCGGTAGCCCAGAAATTTATTTTAAAAAAGTTGGATTTAATTGTTTACTTTCGTTCAGATGAGAGTATGATTGATCTCAGAGTTAAGGAAAAAGCCTGGCTCTGAAGGGGATTACCCCAAAATTGATAACCGGAGAAACTATCATGAACAACGTAAAATATATCATCAACCCTTCTTTCAAAGCCATCTTCAAAGGCAAGTTTTCAGCTGCCTCTACTGATGATGGTGAGTTTGAATATAATTCTGATGGTGCTGCTGACGATTTCCCAGCACTCGCAACACTAATTGAAATTGGAAAGGCAAATGGCCTGAAAATTTCTTCCAAGGCCAAAAAGGCTGACGCAATCGAGCAGCTCAATGCTCATCTTGAAACTCTGGAAATTAACGAGGTAAATGAAATGACTGATACACAAAAAGTTGAAGAAATCATCGAAGCTGGCTTGGAAGCTGGTCAAACTGATGACGAAATGTTGGTTGAAATTGTCAATCAAGGTGTCAGCTTTAAGTCAGCCGGCAAGCTCTTCAAATCCGTGATGGAGACCAAGGGTTATCGCATCACAGCCAAAGAGCGCGGCGAAAAGATCAACGACATTCTGACTGGCTCTGACTTTGGTGGTGAAGAAGTTACCGCTGAAACAATTCAGGAAGCAGTCAAGCGCATCACTGGTGAAGTTGCTGATACTTCTGAGAAGCAAGCTCTGAATTCCATTCGTAAGTTTGCGAAAGCCAATGAAATTGATCTCCCCAAGGTCAAGAAAGGTGGCGGTGGTGGAAACAGTGGTGCGATGATGGACAAGGTTCAGGAGTTCATCCTTTCAAATCGTGATACTGATATTGCTGAAATCCAGAGCAAGATCAAAGAGTGGAAGCCAGAGGTGTCTGAAGGCTCCATGAATGGCTACACCAAGCACACCAATCGTATGCTCAGCATGCTGAAAGCCCTTACTGAATAAGGTCACTTTTCAGCCCAACCAAAAGGCCGCTTTTTAGCGGCCTTTTTCATTATGTGATATATTAAAATATTATAATATTCTAATTGGAAGCTGCCCTCCTGCAATCGTTTCTAAGCCGTTCTATTTGCTACCCGCTAGTAGGGTAGCGGGTATGTTATGAAATAAGCTTGAGCAAGCGCGCAGATAGGGCAGCGCCCATGTACTCCCGCCCTTGTATCTTATTAATTTGAAGATAGGGAATAGACAAGGGTGCTCAACAAGAGCGCATTCTATCCCAGAGGGGTCTTCCTTTGAAAAGATAAACAGGAGACAATACCCCCTAGAAAATATTTCAACCAAGAGATCGTTATGAACCAAGTGAAAGAATGGATTGGAACCATAGAAAATTTGTCATGCGTCAAGCGTTTTTCACAATGCTTTTTACACAAGCAGGAAAATGTTTTGGAGCATTCTGGAATGGTGTCTTTGGTCTGTCTTCAACTTTCAACGCTTTTGAGAAAAGAAGGGTATGAAATTGACATTGAGAAAATCCTTACAAAGTCTTTGATTCATGACTCTGAAGAATCAGTTATTGGGGATGTTTCAAAGCCTTCAAAATATTCTAGTGATGAATTGAGGAAGCTATTTGGGGTGTATGAAAAAACAGTTGCTATGAAGATTTTTCACGATGCTGGTCTTGAAGGGGTGATGGGGAACTGGGAAGGCGCAAAGGATGGCCCAGAGGGAAAGATAATTGCTTTTGTTGATACCCTCAGCGCAATAATGCGATTTCATAATGAAATTGTAATGAGGGGGAACAAGACAATGATTGAATTGCTATCCCCAACTGCTTTTGATGCACTGTTTGGAAAATTAAATAAAGTTTGTGAGTGCTATCCAAACTCAAAAATCCTGAAAGAATATGAAGAATTCTGTTGGGATGTGAAAGAACAAATAACCGGAGTGAAAATATGAAAATTAAACTGATGAATCAACCTGATATAAATCAGAATTTGAAAGCGTGGAAAAATTCAAGGCCAAATGAAACGCGCTCAAATTTTGATGATATAATTGGACTTGACCTTCCAGTCAATGAGTTTGCCCAAATCAATCTATTCATTGAATCAAGTATGATTGAGCGTGAGATTTTTACAACCCTTCGCAATCATGTAATGTGGGCGCAAACATCAAGAGTTCAAAATGTTTTTGAGTTTGAAGTTGATGCAAATCACCCTTCACATCTTGCTGATTATTACGAAGATATAAGGGGTGAAATGATTGCGCTTAGTGATACAGGAGTGCGTCAAGATGAATATCGTTTGAAGCTTCCATTGATGTCTCTAACAAAATACTCAATTTCAACTACAATCCGTGGTATTGTTAAGGCAGCTATGTACTTTGAGCATCTGGCTGAAGAAACTATCCTCACGGATGTGTTCAGATGTGCGGCAAATGAGCTATTTTCTGTGCTATTCTCAATTGGGATTGATCGTGATGAAGTATGTGATTATAAGCTTCATAAATTTCTTGATGAAGAATTATGTGAAAGTGATTTTGGAATCAATTCAGGATCATCATCAATTAATGATGGTGTAATAGTTGTTTCTGGTGAGCTTCCTTTTCACCTCAGGTCTCAGTTGGTTCGCCATCGTGGAATTGGAATCAAAGATAATTTGTTTCAATTTCTACAGTATGAATCAATCTGGGAAAAGAATATGGAGGATAAATTACAAGTTGTTGCATATGGAATTGAAAGTGACTTTAAAGAAGTTGTTTCAAAGCGAAGTTGCTGGGTTGCTCATTATAAAATTTGGGGCAACTATTTAAACCTAATAAACAAACAAATGGGTGAAAATTCACTCCCATGCGCGGGTGGACATTGTCCTTTTAATGCCGATGCTATGTTGCGATTTGAAGGAAAGGATCCAAACCCACCATGCCCAATTCACTGTAATATAAATAAACTTGACCCTACACTGAAGCAAATTGATGAAATGCGCATTCTTGTAATTGCTGATAATCGTGAAATGGGCTTCTGGGGTCATCAAATTAATCACATCTATAGGAACCAAGACCAATGAAAGTATATATCGCAGCGCCTTTTTTCAATCCAGAGCAATTAGAAATTGTATCTGGGGTTGAAAGTATTTTAACCGCAAGCGGAATTGATTTTTTCTCTCCACGCAGCGCAGGCATATTGAAAGATATGTCAAAGGATGAGCAAAAGCAAACAAAAAAAGAAATCTATGACGGAAATATTCAAGAAATGAATAATTGCACTCATATGATTGCGTGTGTTGAGCATAAAGATCAAGGAACGACTTTTGAAATTGGATTTTATGCAGCAGAAAATAAGCCAATTGTTCTTTTTTCTGAAAAAATTGGAACTGTAAATGTGATGCTTGCTGAAGCCGCATTTTCAATTTGTGATTTGGTTGAAAATCTTCCACTCTCGTTAGATGGAAAGTACACAATTGAAATAAATTCTTTAACTTGATTGGAGTGTGAAAATGAAATATGTAATTACTGGAGTTGGTGCAAAAAATGGCCTTGGTGTTAAGATTATTGAGGCTTTGAAAGAAGCACATCAAGATGATATTGAAATCATTGCAGTTTGCGCACCTGGGAACTTTCCAGAGGTTGAGGTTGATAACATTTATTACTGTGACCTTGGTGATGTTATAGAAACAATTGAAGCCTTTTCAGAAATCTCTGACGAACACCCATTGGTTGATTGCCTTATCAATTGTGCTGGTGCAAATCGAATGGATTGGTTTGAAGATGTTATTCCATCTGAGTTCATGAATGTGATGAATGTAAATTGCAATTCTGCAATTTTTGCAACTCAACAGCTTCTTCCAAGTCTTTCAGAAGCAAAAGGCACTGTGTTGAATATTATCTCTATGGGCGCCCATCGTGCTTTCCGCACCTCTCTGGCCTACAACGTAAGCAAGGCTGGTTTGAAAATGGCTAATGAGCAATTGGCGCGTGAGCTCAACTCCAAATTTGGAATCACAGTTTTTGGAATCAGCCCCAATGAATTAGCAGGAACTGGAATGACTCTTGAAAATGAGCCTGAAATCTGTCGTGTCCGTGGGTGGTCTCCAGAGGAGGCAGAAGAATACCGCGTCAAGACTTCTGGCCAAGCAGCCAATCAAACTAAGCCAGAGCAATTGGCTGAATTCATTGCCTTCCTTCTTCACAAGAAAGAGAATCACGCTATGATGAATGGGGTGGATTTATATTATGGAGACTAAACCAAAAATTGATTTTGGGAAAAGCAAAAACAATCTTGAAGATGATTTGACTGATAGGCTTGGTGCGGAAAATGCCTATCACAATCGCAATGAACTTGTTGTGTCTTCCATCTTGGATATGATGCTTGAGAAAACAAAAATGTATGGTGGGGATGACAACGAAGCGCCATTCAATGAAAAGGTTAAAACTGCTTACTATGAAGGCATTGGGAGGAAAAGCAAAAGGCTAAAGAAAATTATTGAGAGAGTTCTGGAGGATCAAGGTGATCAAGCTGCGAAAGCAGAGTTGGTTGATACCCTGATTGACACGGCTGGCTATTCAATAATGTTCTTAGCTGCTATTGCTGAGGAGGTTCAAGGTGGATGATCACAAGTGTTGTGAAGTTGATTTGTCAAGGAATCAAAGTCACATAATAAAGAGTGAATTTTTCAGCCAGTTTCTATTCATGGAAGAGAGAAAATATCCAAGTGATGTGAGAATTAAAAAGCAGCTTTCAAAAATTCATGATAAGGAGCCTGATCAGATAATAATTGGGAATGGGTCATCTGATATCCTTGATATTTTAGCAAGGGCATTTCTTTGTGATGGAAAAATTGTAAAATTTCAAATGCCATCTTACGCTCCAATAAAAACAATTATTGAACGCACTGGCGCAAAAGTCTCCCACTGCATTGGAAGTGTTAAATTTATAGTCAATCCAAATAACCCAACTGGTGAATTTTGTAACCCACAGTCCACCAATTATGATTATGACTTGGTGGTTGTTGATGAAGCATATATGGACTATCACCCTGAAAGAGAATCATTTGTTGATCAGATTGATAAGAGAGGAAATGTTATTGTTGTAAAAACATTTTCCAAATTCTATGGGCTTGCTGGAATGAGGATTGGATACGCAATTGTTCCAAAAAAATTAGTTGCGGATATTGAAAAAATACAAAACAAATATCCAGTTTCTTGCTTTTCAACTCAAGCTGCAATTCACATGCTGAATGATAAAGATTATTATAGGAGGGCAATGCAAGAAACAAAGGAAAATCTTTCAATGCTTGCCTTTGGGTTGGATGGATTAGGGATTGAGAGATTTCCATCATGCGGTAATTTTGTTTCTGCAAAAATCCCTTTTGTAAAAGGGTTCCAAATTCGTGACCTTAATTCCTATCCAGGAATGGAAGGTTGGAAAAGAATAAGCTGCTCAACAAAAGAAAATATCAAAAACTTTTTAATTGAACTGGAGAAAACATTGTGAAATTTTCACAAATTGCAATTTACATGCCAAATCATGATAAGTCAAAAGAAGATTTTTTCAAAATCTTTGGGCTCCCTATGTACACAGATTCACTAAAGATGAATGGTTTATTCTGCGGATTGACTGAAGAAGATATTGATTTGAAGCTTTCTTTTAATCATGACATAATGGATAATGTTGAGGTTGAATACATTACATCTGAAAGTCCATATCACTGGCACGCAAAAAAGATTGCTGCAAACCCTGGAAAGCCTTTTCTAAGCCACCTTGGAATATATTGCTCTGAAGAAAAGTTTGGGTCGTATTATAGCAAGCTTCAGCTGATGGGTTTTAAAATCCTTCAAGATTCAATTTCCCATTGTCACTCCAATAAGCGTAAAGAAGATGGCGATGGACCAAGCTCTCGTCATTATCGTGATGCAATCTTCAACACTGAAGATTTTATTGGGTTTAACATAAAGCTATCTTCAAAAGTTTGATATGAATATTCCTCGCAAAGGTGATACAATTATTCTTGATAATGAGACAACTGGGCTTTTAATGCCAAGTGCTTCAGAGTTACGTCTTCAACCATTTATCACAGAGTTTTATGGGATAAGGGTTGATCCAGAGTGGAATATAATTGATGAATTTGAAACATTCATCAAACCACCAATTCCAATCCCTGAAGAAATCACTAAGATAACTGGAATCACTGATGAAATGGTTTCCAATGCGCCTTCATTCATTCAAATTGCAGACCGAATGATTGAATTATTCTTGGGCGCAGAAGCAATTGTTGCGCACAATGCTACTTTTGACATGGATGTGATACGCCATGAGCTTGAGCGCCATGACCTTCAATTCAAATTCCCATGGCCGCCAACTCAAGATTGCACTGTTGAGCTCAGCAAACCAATTAAAAATAAATTCATAACCCTTGATGCACTTTATGAAATAGCAACAGGCAAAAAAAGATCATTTGGTTCACACAGAGCAAAAAAAGATGTTATGGATTTAGCAGTGTGCTACAAGTGGCTTGTGGAAAAAGGCTTTGTTGTATGAAACAGATAATTAATCTTGGCTTACGCACTGAATTTTCATTCAAGAAAACTTATGGCTATGTTAATAAAATTACTGATGGTGCTGAAATAGCAGTTGGTATTGCTGATATCAACAATACATTTGGGCATGTTAGTCTTGAAAAACAATGTAAGAAAGCTGGGATAAAGCCAATTTTTGGCGTCAGACTAATGGTTGTTGAAGATGCTACACTAAAAGGCAGGCAGAGATATCACGGGCCAGAATATATATTTTTAGCAAAGAATTTGAAAGGCTTGCGTGAAATGTATCGTCTTGTTGATTTAGCATATAAACAATTTCACTACTGGCCGCGAATTGATAATGATGATGTCCGTGGTGTGAGTGATGATATCTTTGTTATAGCAGAGAACTTTGTAGACCCTGAGCGCATTGATTACATAGCCCTGACTCCATCCACCCCAAAGATGTTGCGAGACTATCCACTTCCAAAGGTTGCATTCAACAATAATTTCTTTCCAAGGCCTGAAGATAGGCCTGTGTATGAATTGCTTTCTGAAAATGGCTTTTCGCAAACCTATCCACAGCACATTCTTACAACGGATGAGTGGTTCAGAATCTGGAAAGATGAGGATGCAATAAATAACACTCATGTAATTGCAAATGAATGCGAGCATTTTGAAATTGAACATGCGCCAATGGTTAAGTATGATGGTGCTATGAATATAGTTACATCAGTCAAACAAGGCGCTAGGCGAAAGGGAATTGACCTATCTGCTGAGCCTTATAAAAGCAGGCTGGAAAAAGAACTTGGGTTGATAAATGAAAAAGACTATGGTGACTATTTTTTAATTGTTGGGGATATGATAAAGAAGGCAAAGAAAAAGGGGATTTTTGTTGGGCCTTCACGCGGTTCATCAGCAGGGTCACTTGTTTGTTATTTGATGGACATAACTGAAATTGATCCAATTCCATTTGGGTTAATTTTTGAACGCTTTATTGACATAAATCGCCATGACCTCCCTGACATTGATGTTGACTTCCCAGATAATATGCGAAAGTCTGTTATCAAGCAACTGGTAAAAGATTATGGCGCGGAAAGAGTTGGCCACATTGCTACAATTTCAAAGCTCAAGGCAAAAAGTGCAATTGGTGAATTTGCAAAAGGGCTTGGGATTCCTCCATATGAAACTGCAGAAGTCAAAGATGCCATTATTGAAAGAAGTGGTGGTGATGCGCGTTCTGCAATGTGTATCCTTGATACCTTTGAGACTACAGAAACTGGAAAGGCATTTCTTGAAAAGTTCCCTTCAATGAAATTAGTTGAAAGAATTGAAAATCATTCTCGTCACGCGGGTGTACACGCAGCTGGAATAATAGTTTGCAACAATCCAATTGTTGATTATGCGGGGATCAATTCACGTGATGATATGATAATGGTTGATAAAAAAGAGGCTGAGTATCTCAACCTATTGAAAATTGATGTATTGGGGTTGAGGACTCTTTCTGTTCTTGCGGATTGCGCAAAGTTAGCTGGGTTTGACGCACATGATTTTTACTCAATGGGATTGGATGATAAGCCAACATTCAAAACTATAACAGATGGAAGGTGGTCAGGAATATTTCAATTTGAAGGACAAGCCCTTCAATTTGTGACTCGCCAAATAGGGGTTTATGAATTTAATGATATTGTTGCAATTACTGCATTAGCGCGTCCAGGCTCAATGAACTCTGGTGGAACAAATAGATATATCAAATACAAAATAGGTGCTGAATCACCTAAGTTTTTTGGAAGCCTTCATGAAGAAATTACTGGAGAGACTTTTGGCGTTACAGTTTATCAAGAACAGATGATGAAAATGGCGCGTGAAGTTGGAGCAATGGATTGGAGTGATGTTTCCCAATTAAGGCAAATTGCATCAAAATCCCTTGGTGATGAATTCTTTAGCAAATTCAAAGATAAATTTTTGAAGGGTGCAACTGAAGTGAATGGCTATAGTCCTGAAGACGCAAATACAATGTGGTCTGATATCCAACACTCTGGCTCATGGATTTTCAACAAGTCCCACGCAGTTAGCTATGCATTGATTTCATATTGGACTGCTTGGGCAAAAACACACCATCCACTTGAATTTGCAGCCGCCAATTTAAACAATGCCCGTGATGAGGATTCGGCGCTGCGTCTGCTAAGAGATATGGTGGAGAATGATGGGATTGAATATGACGCGCTTGATCCCGATAGGTCACTTGCTGAGTGGTCTATTTCTGATGGAAAGTTGCTTGGGGGGTTGATGAGCGTCAAAGGGATTGGAATCAAAAAGGCCAATGAGATTATCAAGCGCAGGGATGGAGGGCTTGGGTACACACCATCCATGGTACGAATGTTGATGAATCCAATTAGTATTTTTAATTCACTATTCCCTTGTAAGGATTTGTGGGGTAGAATTTATGAAACGCCTTTGGAGGTTGGTCTAAAAAATCCACCCCAATTGATACGTGATGTTGATGGTGGGCAGTGTATGATCATTGGAAAGGTCATTACACGTGACTTGCGTGATAGGAATGATTACCAATCTGTTCAAAAGCGCGGTGGAAAAAAAGTTGACAAGAATCAATTTTATTTGAAGATGTATGTTGAAGATGATACTGATTCAATTATGTGCATGGTTTCTCCTCAAGATTTCAAAAAGTTAAATGGACAGCATTTGGCTGAAACTTTGAAAGAAGGTGAAACATGGGTTCTTATAAAAGGCGAAATAAATAGTGATTGGCGAATGATAACAATTAAAGAAATCCTGAACTTAACTGAATGGGAAAAGAAAAATGGATAGTGTTGAATTATTTAAAAAAGATTCATCTGGCACAATAAGAGTGTGGTCAATTGTTATTGATCATGAAATGGAATGTCTTTTGATAACCCATGGTGTTTTAGGCGGAAGCCTTCAAGAGAAAGAGGAGTATATTGAAGAGGGCAAGGCCAGTCGTGATATTGATGAGCAGCTTGAATCAAGAATGAATTCAAGAGTCAACAAAAAGCTAGACAATGGGTATGTAAAAACAATTGGAGAGACAGCACTTCCTGTTACAAATGCCCTTGGTCTTTTGCGACCAATGAGAGCAAAGCCCACTGTTGACAAGGATCTTGTTTTCAAAAAGACATTAATTGATTCAATAGATTGGAATAATGCCTTTCTTCAAAGAAAGTACAATGGCCTTCGCTGTTTGATTAAAAATGAATGTGGTGAGTTGATTGCATATTCAAGAGGAGGGAAGCGCTGGGAATCACTTGGTCACATTCTTGATTGCTTAAGCATACCAGAGGGAGTGACGATTGATGGTGAATTGTACCACCACGGAACTCACCTACAGACAATAAACAGTTGGGCAAAACGAAAGCAAGAAAATACTCTCAAGCTAAGGTTCTTGGCATATGATGTGATATCAGATGAGTCATATAGCAAGCGTTTCAAAAAATTAAGTGAAATTTGCCTATCATCAGGTGACAAAATAATTCTTGCAGAAACTGCCATAGTAATTAATATGGATGGTTGCACAAAATATTTCAATCAATTCCGTGAAGATGGATATGAGGGCGCTATCATCCGGCATGGCTCCTCTGGGTATGAAGTTGACAAAAGGTCAAGCAGCACCCTAAAGCTGAAGGCTTGGTTTGATGATGAATTTATTGTCAATGACATAACTGAGTCACCACGTGATGGGATGGCAGTTTTACACATGTCCACTGAAAATGGCCTTTCATTTAAAGCAACTGCCCCAGGCAGCTTTGCTGAAAAACGTGAGGCACTTCGTAACAAAGATGAGTATATTGGCTTCTCAGTCACCATCAGATATGCTGAAAAAACAAAAGATGGGAAGCCTGCCCAGCCGGTAGCTGTAGCATGGCGCGAAAGGGGTGAATAATAGCCTATTTCTCGCCTTTGTAGCCCCTATAGGGCGCTCTATCTCCCCTAGTCCTAGGGGATAGTAGCGGGGGAGGGATTAGAGGCGCTTAGAAAGGCTTAGAAAAGGGGTGAAGATGTACAATTATCGCTGTTCAAAGACAGGTTGTAGAAAAAGAGTTTCAAAAAGAAAGCGCATTGAAGAATATTCAATTTGGAAACTTACTGTTTGTCCATCTTGTAAGTGTGACTCACTAAGGCTGGATGAAAAGATAAAAGAGTACAACAGAAAAAATACTTGCAATTGTGATGGCTGGCCGCATCCACATAGAGTAAAGTCAATATCTGGAATGTATGTGTGTTCCAAAGCAAGTGCTTTGGATATTGCGAAGCATGAATTTGATGAAGAAAAGGATGGAGAATGTGATGGAAGTTAATGCAAAGAAAAAGGTGAAAGTTGGTGACAAATTTAATCTCTTGGAAGTCACAAAGGATAATGGAATTGTGTGGTTGTGCAAGTGTGATTGTGGAAGGGCAGTGAGGGCAACTACAATTGAACTTACCAATGGAAGAATAAAAAGCTGCTGCTATTGTGGGTGGGGGAAGTGATGGAGAATAAAAAAAGATGGGTGCTGGGGCAATTAATTGTATTAAAAGAATCTAATGCTATTGTATATGAATTAGTGAAAGAATCATGCAATGGGTCAATTAAATGCCAAGCAATTGGAAAGAGTGAAGAGGAGGTGCGCGCAAAGATAGATGTAACTCTTGCGCGCATGAACAAAGTATACAGCCCACGGATTTAATCCACTCCTCCTCTTATCCATTTAATCAAAGTTTGGCGCCAACCTTCACACTGAGCATGGATGCGCAAATTCCCTATTCCAACACTCAATGCTTCCAGCGGGTCGCCACTAGAAACAGAAAGCGGCTTTGGGCAATCCTGCATTTGCTCAATCGGCAAAGTCCGTGCTGGCCGCTCTGACGGCATCGTTGTACAACCTGCGCCAATCATCACCAAGGTCAACACAATCAGCAATTTCAACATCTTCAACCTCCTTCTCAATATACTTAAAAACAGTTTTTATTTCAATTTGAATTTCAACAGAGTCTTCAAGAATCTCTCTGTCAATATCCCATTGCTCATTGGCTTCAACAATGGCGCGTTTTACAGCAGAAAGTTGTTCACTCTCTGCCTTAGCATCCCGCACCCACCAACCACCATATGCACTAGCCCCCGCTACGACTAAAGCGGCGATAAGGTATAGGCCCGCCTTAGTTTTAAAGAAGGGGAGAGCGCGTGTTATAAGTGCAATAATTAAATCCAACACATTAAACCTCCATCACTTTTTATCAGCAAACTTCTCGGCAATATTGCCTCCGTGATATGCTAAGACTATGAGCGCCAGCGTCCAAGCAATCACACCAAGAACCTCACCATTAACTGTCTTTAATTCTGGCCCCCAAATCAGTACACAGCCAAGGCCAATCAGAGCGCAGAAAGAAAGCCATGCTTGCCAGCGTCTGTTTTTCCAGAGCTGCTTTGCATCAGGATGCCCCTCTGTCACTGTGCTGCCAAGGCAGCAGCTGCCAATGAAGCCTGAGCAGCTTTAATTTCAACCAAGGTAGCATCATACTCAGCCTGTGAAAGAGAAACCATATCGGCGGTTTCAGGAAAATCATCAGAGGCAATTCCATAAGCAAACTCATTGTTGTAGTGCTTTTTAACACCAGCTTGATGCTCAAACGCTTCAAGCATGATCTCTTTCCCATCAAATCCATCGGGATAGCTCCAGGCTACGACTCCACCTGAAATTTTCTTTGTTACTTTAATTTGCATAGTTTTCATGAGTTTTCCTTAGTTAAGATATAATTGTAACCCCAGTAGGATTACTTGCAGGTGCATTGAAAGAATAGTCAATAGCTGGTGTGAATCCGCTGTGTGAATAAATATTGTCAGATCCATTATCACAACTAATTAAATCTGTTTCATTTGCAGCTACTCCTGTTGGTGATCCCGCAGGAGAATTGAAGGAGCTTAGAACAGAAGAAGTAAAGCCATCATATTTGTATATTTTTCCAGTTCCCAAACTACATCCAATTAAGTTGCCTCCCATAACAGCTAATCCAGAAGGGGTGCTTCCTGCTGATGCGAATGACCCCAATATTGATGAAGTAAGTCCATCATGTTGATATATTAGATTGGTTGAAGCAGAGCAATCAAATAAGTCAGTTCCATTATAAGTTATGCCATAAGTGCCACCCCCTCCAGCAGAAAAGGAAAAGTCAATGGTATTTGACATCCCATCCATGACATATACTGTAGCACCTGAATAACTCGCTACTATTAGATTCCCACTCAAGTCACTTGTAACCCCTGCTGGATAAGGGCCGCCACCGTACCATGATTCTATTACAGTTGAGGTTATTTCTTCATGAACATAATTGAGGCCTGCGTTTGAATCTATGGACACCAAATAAGAGGCTTCTCCACCACCTACAGCAGCCCCTGCAGCAGCTAACAGCATTTTATGAAGTAGCATCATTTCATATCTGCCCCAGCAAGGAATCCAAACCACGTTGCCCCATTGTTCCGTGTGATGAAAGTAAGCACATCAACTCCAGCCGCAGTCAAAGTGGGCGCCTCCCCACCTGCCCAATCAACTGAAGCAGGCCATGTTTGAGCAAACGCGCCGCCATTAGTCAATTCAAGGGTCACAGAAGATACACGCCCTGCTGCTGCCGCTCCACTAAATGTCCAAGTTGTATTGCCAGTAGTTGTTCCATATTGCAGGTCTCCATTTGCAACACCAAGCGTTTTTGCTCCAGTTAAATTACCAGCGTCATATGCCTTGGAAGTTGCTATAGTCAGGTTCACTGCTGCTGGTGTTGTTTCACCAATATCACCAGCAGCCTTTCTGCTAAGAATTGGAAATGTAAAGCCCAGATTTGCTAACGCTGCGGCAGCATCACCCAAGTCACTCAAATTGTTTGTTGTAACCAAGCGCACTGCTATAGCAGCGGCCATAGCAGCAATGCCACCCCCATCAGTAAGTGATATTCCTTCAATCACAGTATCTGTATCGCCTGAAACTTTAATGTCATACAGGCCATCAGCAGCAGCAAAATCAACTTCGCCAGAACTTCTTTCATAACCAGACAAAAATGGATTGTCTAATGAACCACCATCTTTATCAAAAATGGTAGCCAAGTCTGAAGTTCCTGCATCATAAACTGTAATGGTTGCGCCATTTAAAATATTGCCGCGACTATCCTGTGCTGTTTCATGATAAAGTTCCACAATTGCCTCCTAGTGATGCTTCCAAATAATTTCAATAGCGTCAATCTGTTTGCTACTAATCAATCTCATTAACTTAGCAGTTGTTGTTCTACTACTTGTTACCATTAGGCAATTTTTATCTGAACTCCAAGTCCAGTGATCGCCTGGGCCTATACAACCAACCACATCATCAATATAGTTTGCTATGTGAATTAAAATAGCATAACGGCCTTGCCCACCTGCTTCATCCATGTCTTCTTTTGTAAGGTATACACGCAAGTCTTCATTCACCAATGCATATACATCTTGGCCATTGAGACGATGGAATGGAATGAGGCGATAGCGCCCAGCGGGAATGCATGACTTGAATGGAATATTATCCAGCCATGGACGCTCTACTGTGTTGCATTGCCGACTTCCACGGAATGATATGACTCCAAATGTTCCGTGGTCTGCGCTGTCACAGAACCGCTCAAGAATTAAATCACTCATCATTCCCCCTAGCCATTTTATCAATACGTTCAATAATCTGGTTCATTGAATGGTCTTGAGCAGATGAAGAAGTCTGCGCACCAATCCAAGTTATGAAGCCAGTTGTTATAGATACTGCTGCAATGATTATAACAGCGTACAGCTTCAAATCTGTTTTCTTCACAAAAGTCCCATGGTATAGCTCATGATGGTCAGAAATTGTTTTGCGCAAACCACCCTCACATTGCCTACGTTCAATTGAGCCTTCAGATACTTTTTTCAATAACTCCTTTTGTCCAGTTTTCTCATCCCTAATGTGGTTGGTAACTGTGAGAGTCAGCTCTTTTACGGCGCTTTCAACCCCATCCAGTCGCAGATATGTTTTCTGATCCGCCAGCATGCGGTTCACTTCTTCTTCTGTATAAGTGTCAGCCACGACTTCAACCCCTGATTTCATTTTAGTTAACTTTTGAAATAGTCAAAAGTATCAAAAATTTCTTTTTCCATTTCATAAATAAGCTCTTTTGAATCACTATTGAGTTCCGCTTCATTGGTGCCGACATTAACTGGACCAAGCAAAGCAATGTGCTCTTTCATATGCTGTGGAACAATGGCTGCTAATTCCTCACGTAAATTCTCAACATGAAGATATTCATCAACCATCCCAATTCCGTTTATAAAACACATCTGCTTCCAGCGCCAAGTTTGTACGCCATATCCCCCAGCGCGCATTTCTTCAACAGGGTCACCAATTTTCCACAGCGCACTTAAATCAGCAAGCCCACAACAAGCATCCTTTTTAAAACGCAGCGCAGCGCCACTTCTAATTTTCTCATAAGCCGCAACAACAAATTCATTTAAGGGAAGGTGTGAAATATCACCAAATAACGGATGGCCTTCACGCTTGTAAAACATCCCCCACTTAGACTTCCACCAAGTATATGGATGTCGAATTGTAGCTACTGTCAAACGCCCATCAAAACAATGCGCATAAGGAGCAGTGTGTGGATGCTTTATTTGCGACGATAAAATAATATCATTGCGCAGTGCAGCATGAACAAAACTGCCTGCGCTTTTTGGCATATGGATGAACGTCATGTACTCAGTTTGAATCACGAAGTTTTTCTCCAATTCAAACGCGCACTCAACACTCCATTTGGCATAGCCAATCCAGTAAATTCATCACCAATTTCCAAATACCCATCATGGAGTAATTCAGAAATATTCCCATCTGCGCCATCACGCTGGCCAGCTGCCGCATTTAAGTAACGCAAATCATCCATCATATCAGCAACTGGATCAAGCAAAATCACAGCTTGGTCAGCAGGAACCTCACCAAATAAGTGCGGAGCGTTGTGAATATCAGCATTTTTATCAGCAAATGAGAATGGCAAATCAGTTATGATTTTTTGCTCGCTAGGCGTCATGCTCTTTATGAGAGCTAATTTTTCAGCTACATCAACCATAGTTAATCCATCAGAGTCAGTCCCATCCATAATCCGGCGGATGCTTTTTCCCCACAGCCCAACGTGTTTTTCCAACTTCCCGTATGGCGACTGATTAAAGATTCCGTGTGCGTACCACGGTGGATCTTCGGCAACATATGTTCCCTTGATTTCTTTAGTAGTTCTGTCAACTAGTGCGAAGATAAACAGAGGGATATCAAGGTCACTGTTGGGCATACGCCAAGGCGGGGATGCTTGAATATAACGCGAGTACAAGCGGCCACCAGAGCACCCATATGAATCTTCACAATATGCTGCTATTTTTGCTGCATAGCTGCTTGAATGCGGAGTAAGGCGCATATCTTTTTCCGTTGATGTTGCGCCAAGAAACCAGCCCATTGTATAAGAACCGCCTGTTAATGCAACAACAGTTGGATTGGATGTGCTTGCGGTAAATGATTGGCTTGCAGTGGTGCTTTTTAATTCCCCTTGTCCAATGGATGCTGCGCCTACATCTGCTTGATTAAAGGGATAGCTTGCCAACGCAGCCATGGCAACATCAGGCGCAGTTGCGTCACCCTCTTGAATGGCCAAAGGGTTGTCACGAAGCAGCGTCATTAGCGCAGTTGTAATTGGGCTATCGGGGTCTATGTCTGAATTGGGAATTGCCGTGAAAGTAGTCATCCTTCAAGCTCCTCAAACACTTCAAGTATGTGGGTGCGACGCTCAATTACATGCGCGCATCGAATTGCAAAGCGCTCATTCCAAGGCTTTGCAGGGTCAGAGTTCATCAGGCCAACACCCGCCCAATTTGGACACTTTGGACAAGCCTTTGCAGCCTTGCGCATTTTAAATTCAACCTCAGGACAGGCAATGAGCGCATCAGGGTGAATGTCTACTTCTGCTATTTGTAACATGTTTACTCTCCTATGCAATATTGTATTGAGTTCCGCCATCAGCGAAATCAGAGCCATCTGAAATATATCCACCTGTTTGTTTTTCTTCATCAGAAGCAGCTGAATAATCAGGAGCAGTATTCACCATAATGAAGCCATATCGTATGATTTGATACACAGTAGATTCTGCAATGATTTCATACTCGTGACCTGCCTTTTTTTCAGTAATCTGTAAAATCTGTGCTTTGCGCAGTTCATTAGCACCACTGGAGTCTTGAAATACATGCGAATCAATCAGCAAACTAGAGCCTGTCCAAATATCAGTATCACGGGCATCTATTGAAAATTTTATTTCCCTTGGCGTTTCATTGAAGCGATTTAGCAAACGCCCTGCTAATGTAACAACAAGGGCGCCAGAAGTCAGCCAATTGGCATAAATTATCTTTATTGATTTTTCATCAAAAGCATTTTCACCTTCGCTATCTGTATCAACATGAACATGGAGTGATTTATAATTAGTTGGCTTATCATCATCAGTAAGATTTATTTTTTCATAGTACACCCAAAGCTGGCTAATGCGGCGCTTTGGTAAATCCTTCACCTTGAGCGTATCTGCAAGCATATGCTCCACATCATTAATGGTGCGAGGTATTTCATTTTTCAGAGTTGGCGCGATGGCTCGCAACTTAATTTCTTGGTCAATTTCATCCCACCAAATATACATCAAGTTCTGTTCCATCATTTCAACAATTAAATCATTGACTCCTTCAGGGCCAGAGATACAGCGCGTTAGTGTATTTGAACTTAGCCAATCTGCCTTCTCAAAATCCCATTCATCATCAGTACCAGTAGGCACTGTAAGGCCAGCATCATATGGAATATACTCTTCTGGGATATCACAATAAACTTTCAACAGATGGTCCAGAATATCAACAACATTTACACCATTGTAGAACAGGCATTGCTGCACAAGGTCATCTTCATCCTGGGACTCCGCAGGGGTTCCAAATTGCCCACGCACAAGACCAGTTAAAGTATCTGTGCTAATTCCAGTGTATTTAATTACCTCATCGCCAATTCGCACATACCCTGGATATGTTGCGCTAACTGCATTCCCAGTATAGGGATCAGTATTATAATCAACACCTTCACCAGTTTGTAACGCAAGGCTAGTATCAGAATCAGTTATTCCAGCAGATAGAGTCCCATCAGATGGGTCAGGCGCTTGTGCTTTTGAATTATCCGTGAGGGATAAAATATCAGTGCCTTTTACAGTCACCATGCCACGAGAATCTGGGCCATCAATACTCTCAATAACAAAGGCGCGTGTTTCAAAATTATCCCATGTAAATGGCGTTGTTATGTATCCAACTTTGACGCGCATAATGCGCCCCTTGTAATATGGATTGCGAGCTTTTAGCTTACCAAAGAAAGTTCCTTGCAAACTGGGGTCATATGTACGCGTTGAAACATAAGGATCAACACCTCTGTCATGGTGTGGAAAATCCTGTAACTTAACGCTAATTGTACCGCGCCACCCAAGCCCCTTATCAGGTGTGATTTTAGTTGGTGTGAACTTAGGCTCACCAACCATACATGGGTAATGCGCAATGCCATGATTGCACCCAGACCTAGGCTGTGCAAAGCGATAAGTTTTTGTTCCTTTGTTGTAGTTGGGCTGATCTTGGCAATGCTTGAAAGCATTATAGCACTCACTACCAGCAGCGCCAGAAGCAGTACAAGGAGCAGAGTCAAAAGTTTCTTGGCACTCGTCCAAGTCCAGTTCTAGCAAGACAACTGGCTCACGCCCAACCTTTAATTTTTCTGTGTCATAACTCATATGCCATTCACCTTAAATGAAAAGCGCAGGTACAAGGGGGTTGCTTGGCGAGGAACAGGCGCTTTGCCTTTGCTCAACCAGCAGTAAGTTGCCTCATCAGGGTAGTTTTCAAAATCCCATGAGAAGAAAAATGGCTTTAATTCAATGTGCTCCGCAAGAGCATCCCAATTGCTATCCATCCAAGCCCGTGATACATAGTCTTGACTAATAGAAAACTCCAGCCCCTCACGGATTAGTGAGCGCCCAATAAACGCACCACCAGTGGTCTTGTTATTCAGCACCTTGTTCTTTTTTGACATGCGCGGTGGAGTCATGCGCTTTCCAATTCCCAGTGGAAGTTCAAGAGCAGTACCAAGAAATAGCATCCCAATGAATGAAGCGATTGTAGTACTGTCAAAAGCAAACCGCCAATATCTTGCATTAACATTATTCTTTTTGCGGAATATTGGGTCATTATTTGTGGGGGTTACAAGCGCATTGAAATCAACTTCTTCACCTGCCCAAGCGCCAGTTGAAGAATATTGTGGCTTAATGGTTCCACTGTTGTCTGATAAATTGTGAGCGGCAACGCCCCAGCTATCAACATCCATTGATGAACCTAGATCAATATAGAAATATACAGCCCCTGCAGCATCTGCCTGCCACCAATCAGAAGTGAGCCAGTCATACGCATTTTCTTTCTCATAGCCAGTGGCCTCTGATGTTACAGTAACAGCGCTGTCTTCAATTAAATTATTGTAGCCAATATACGCAGTCATTATCCAGCCTCCAGTGAAACGCCTTCGCCAATCTCTTCATTGATTTGACCAATCAACTCACGTACATTTTCCTTGCTGTAGCCAGCGCCAGAAAGTGTTATTGAAACAGATTTCACATCCTCTTTGGCCTCTTCACCAGCAGGAGCCGCAGCACCCTCAGGAGCGCCAGCAGTAGCACCCGCAGCAGCGCCACCAGCAGAGCCTGCGCTAACTGAAACAGCACCACCGCCTCCTCCACCAAATGATTGTGATTTAATCCCATCAATCATACTTGCTGTATTTGCAATTGAAACTCCAGTGTACAACGCAGCGAGAATTGGCGCCCATGGGCCGCCAGTAGACATACCAGCATCCCAAGCAGAAACCGCAGCATCCTTGCCCTTGATAACAGCATTGGAAATCGCAGCAATTTTGTTCATTTCAAATGCCTCCTTGCTTTGCTTTGCAGCACCAGCAAGAAGTGACTTTCCAGTGCTTAATGCACTTTTTGCCTCTTGCTTGCGCAATCTTTCTTTTGCTTTTGCTGTAGCAGTTTCACCTTTAATTGCAATGTCTTTCATCTTGTCAGTGAATTCTTGGGCAGCAGAAAGGCGTATGTCATTGTACTCGCCATCAACTTCAAGCTTTGCGTCTTCAAATTCTTGAATTTGGGCAAGCTTCCTTTCATAATCCATGATGGCCATTTCTTCATCAGTCATATAAAATTCTTCAAGGGCAATTAGCTTATCCTCAAGACCAACTCGATGTGCCTCAGCTGCCTTCTCTGCTCGAATGGCCTCACTCATTTCAGCCATATCACCTTCACCTCCACCGCCTTCTTCAGCAACAATGGCAGTATCAGTCATCTTTGATTCATTCAAGGAATCAGTTGCGCTTTTCTCTGCCCAAATCGCAGAGATTTTTTCATCAGTTAATTTGCGTTCTTCTTTGCGCAAATCAATTATCACCCCAGCCTGTTCAAAGTCAAGGGTCAAGACTGAAGCTGCTATAGCAGCATATGCACCCATCATGTCGCCTAAATCACCAAACTCAATCACAAGAGATTTCGCAATTTTAGCGGTGCTAGTCAAGAACTGAGTAGTGGAGCGCAAGGCAGGATCAAACACAGCGCCCAGAGTTAGCGCAACGCCTTCCCAAGCAGATTCCATTCCTTTCAAATCACCATCAAGATTGTTTGTATTAATGCGAGCTTGTTCATAGGCAATGCTTGTGCCTTTTAAATCCGCAGTCAACTTACCAACCGCCCCTGCTTGATTTATCAAAGCAGTTGCTGCAGTAGCAGACTCAAGCCCAAATATTTCCATCTTGTCAGTGGTGCTTAAATTCGCTGCTTTCAAGTTATCCAAGGCAGTGGTCAGGCCAACTATCTCTGGGTTGAAATCTGCATTAGATTGCTTAGCAAGCTTCAGCAGAACCCCACGCAAACCAGTACCAGCCTCAGCACCCTTTATGGACACAGAAGCAAGTCCTTGAATAGCAGCATTAGTTTCTTCAAATGTTAATCCAACACTGGCTGCTACAGCACCTACATTTTTCAACGCAAGTGAAGTTTCAGTAACCTCAGAAGCTCCAAGCTTTGAACCAGCAGCAAGAACATTTATGAACCGTGAGGCTTGGTCTGCGCCAGCACTAAATTGATTCAATGAACTGCCAAGAGCATTGGCTGCCTCTGGAAGCGTCATCCCAGCAGCTTCAGCAAGTGTTAATGTCTCTCGCGTCACCGCAGCCAGTGCTTCTTTGCTTGCCAACAAATCTGGCTTTGCAGAAGCTACTAATTTGAACGCAGTTGCTACCTGAGACGCAGAGAAAGTAGTTGTGCTTCCTAGGGCCATCGCCTCCTTGCGATAAAAAGCTAAGTCCTTACCCGTAGCGCCCGTTATAGCGGAAAGCTCGCTAATAGACTTAGTGAATTCTCTGTGAAGGGCAATAGATTTACCGATTGCAACTCCAACCAATGCTAATGAGGCATACTTCTTGAAAGATGAAGTTAATCCATCAGTTGCCTTCTGAGTTTTGCCAGATTGTTTCTCCATTACACCAAGATTTTTATTCGCAGTTTTAACATCGCGACTATCAACCTTCATACCAATGTCAACAATATCAGTCATCAGACTTCCTCAGCATTGAAAATAATGTTTTTAATTTGCCAACAACCACATCCTTATTTGGCAATTCATTTTTATTCGGTGAAGGGCAACCAGTATCCGCAGACAAATGGTATTGATTAACATAAGCCCTTGATAAATTTATCATGGCTATTGCTTCACCAGATGTCAATTTTGTTCCAGTTACCCTGCTCCATGCATCAATATCAACCCAGTTACTAGACCTTAGTGAGCCGCCATCAACCTGCCCTTCTCCTATCTCAGCAAGATAGTGAACTAAATAATCAATCTCACCTAGCTCAGGCAAATCAAAATCAGGCAACTCATCAGAGCCTTCTGATGCATTTTCAATCTGTTCCCTTCTTGATTTACCACTACCCTTTGGGGTAGCAGAAAGCCAAGCAAGTTGCTTTACATAAATCTCAGCAACTTGTATTACATCGTAAAAAAATTGGCG